GAGCCGGTACCGGCTACGGCTCGTTTGTGGGGGGTCATCTTAGACATTTCAGGCTGCGCGCATCTGTTGGGGGACTTGGGTTTCGGGGTGATCAGGCGGGGGGCCTAGCGACGAAGCCCAGCGGCCCGTTGCTCGCCAGAGGCCTACCAGGGCCTCCCAATCCGGGGGCCGGTCGTCCTCCACAAACCCCCGCCAGCGGTCGCCTTCGATCAGCCGATGAACGCCCTTGGCCATGTCGCCGCCATAGGTCGTCGAGGCATAAGCCGCCCGGATACCGACCAGCACATCGGCCGGATCGGCTCCTCGCCGCATCGCCGCCGTCAACGACCGTTCCAGATCGGCCCGGCCAGAACGCTGGCGGGCAATCGAGGGGGTCTCAGCCCATATCGCATCCAACTCGGCCTTAGTCGGCTTCCGGGGAGCGGGGGGACTATAGGGGGGTGAGGGGGTAGGAGAGTTGGAGTTAGGGGGTGTGGGGGAAAGAGGAAGAGAGGAAGGGGGGGGGTGTCCCGAATTGTCCTGTGACTGTCGCGTGACTGTCGCGTGACTGTCCGCCTTCATTGCTCGTTCCTTCCGCTTGCGATCACGAGCGGCGGCGCGACGCTGATCAACCGCGCTGTTGGCCTGCTCGATAGCCTCAACGGCTAGAGCGATAACCTCTGCGGAGGCCCCGGCGTCGGCCATGCGGCGAATGAGTGCTGCTAGGCTCATGCGGCCCTCGGCATGTCACGGATGGCGCTGCATTCAATCCGGCAGAACGTCTCAGCGTCCGCCGTAGGGCCTTGGCGGTTCTTGGCGACAATCCACCAGAGCCGGTTCTTGTGCTCAGCAAGTGCCTTGAGATACCGCCCATAAGCCGTATCGTCGGCGATCTCGTCACCGGTCTTTACGGGCTCCTTGATGTAGTATTCCGGGCGATAGAGGAACATCACGACGTGCGCGTCCTGTTCCAGCTCGCCAGCCCAGCGAAGATCCGACAGACCCGGCCGGCGGTCCTTGCCCTCGCGCTTCTCAACGTCACGGGAGAGCTGGCAGAGGGCGATCACAGGGACTTCCAGCGCCTTTGCCATTTCCCGAAGAGCGCCGCTGATCTCGCCGATCTCGGCAACCTTGTTGTTCATGTTCCGCTCGGGGCGAAGAAGGCCTAGATGGTCCACGATGACGCAGCCGGGTTCGATACCGGCCTTGCGCCAGTTGCGGACGATCCGGCGGGCGGCGGACGATACCTGGGCCACGCTTAGCGCCGGTCTGGCGTCAAACATGACCGGCCAGCCAGACATTTCCTTGGACGCGCGTTGCAGGCGCTCCCACTGACCCGGATCAAGCGAGCCCCATTCCGCCTTTGAATAGGACGGGTTGGAGTCTTGCCCGCTGTATTGGGGCTCCATCGGGTTGAAAGCCACGTCGCAGGCCATGCGAAGGCCAAGCTCGGGTTCGGTCATTTCGAGGGAGAAGAAGGCGACGCCTCTGCCCTGCATGGCGACGTTCTTGGCGATGGACAGCGCGGCGGAAGACTTCCCCATGCCGGGGCGACCAGCGAGGAGCGTAAGCTGCCCCTTGCGAAGCCCGCCGGTGATCCGGTCGACCTCGTTAAGCCCGATGCCAATGCCGGGCATTCCACGGCGCTCACGGGCCGTCTGGATGGCCTCTTGCGCCACGAATGACAGAGGCTTCCACGCTTCACGAGAAACGCCGTCACGGGCGATCTCTGCGGCTCCGCGCTCGAGGTGGGCCAGAACCTCGTCGGACGTGCTGTCGCCGATCTGGTGAGCGGCCTTGCTGACCTCCTCGGTCAGCCGGGAAATCTCCCGCCGGGCTGCACGGTCCAGCACAATCGCGGTGTAGCTTTCCACGGCCCAAGGCGATGCGCGGTCCCACACGTCGGCGAGCCATTCCTGACCGCCCATCTTGGCGAACCCGGCGTCTCCCGATAGCGCGGCGGAAACGGTCAGCACATCGGCGCGACCGGCCCGCATCTGCTTCTGGACTTCCGACCAGACCAGCGCATGAACGCCGTCGAAGAAGTGTTCCGGGCGCACCCGATCAAGGGCGTCGGTGCAGTCATCGGGGGACGCCAGAGCCGAACCGATCAGCGCAATTTCTGCCTCGATGGAATGGATCATTTGAGCCCCACCGTGGCGTCAGCGTGGCGATAGGCGATCTCGCTGGCCTTCTGCTTGCCGACGAGAGCGGTCAGGGCGCCCAGAGAATAGGCCAGCATTCCGGCGGCGATCTCGATGCGCTCTGCATCCGTGTCGGCCGCCAGTATCGCTTCGGAGACAGCCATCGCGGCAGGCGGCAACGCACTCATATCCGCACCTCGACTTTGAGACCGCGCAGGCGGACGTGATACGTGAACCCGCCTTGTGCGCGGCAGGCCTCGACGTAGCGGTGATCACCCTCCCCCAGGTCGAGGGGTTTTCCGGCGGGGCCTTGGGATTGGTTGCGCTCAGCCCATTTGCGGGACGAGGACTTGCCGTCACGAAGGCCAAGCTTTCGCATACGGCTGTCGACGGAACCGGGCGTGCGGTTCATCCTCGCAGCGATCTGGTCGCGGCCGATCCCCTCAAACCGGTAGTGGCGAAGCTGCTGATCTTCGGCAGGCGTCCAAAGGCGGGGCGTGATGTCAGGCTTGTATTTGAGGCTCATCGCGCCACCACCGTTCCATCGAATTTGCGGGTTTTTGTCTTGTCGAAGCCCGGCGACTGGATCGGCTTGCGGGGCTTTCGGGTGCCGTTCTCACGGGCTATCGTGCGCTTGACCTTGGCGTGAACCTTGGCATCCGCCGGGGTCTTCACTCTCCGGTGACAGGGCACGCAGAGGGCGACGGTATTGGTCTCGTCATCCGCACCGCCGAGGAACAGGCTGATCTCGTGATCAACCTCGAACGCGGAGCCCAGCTTGACCCTGCATCGGGCGCAGCGGCCATCCGAGCGCAAAAGGGCCTCCAAACGGCGTTTGGGGGTCATTGCCCGGCGCGGGGTGGGGAGAACGGGCTCGCGGCTCACCGGTGTCCCAGCTCCACACGAAGGCGGGCGTTCTGGGCTTCGACGAGGCGCTTGTGGGCGTCGTGCTGGTCGCGAGTGTCGCCACGACTGAGAGCGTCGAGATACCGCTCTCGGGCCTGCGTGAAGGCCTTCGAGGCCTTGGCGAGACGCAGCTTCTTGAGCAACTGAAACATGGCTAACGGCCCCCGCGAAGTTCACGCGGGATGCGCGCGAACATGTCCTTCGCCGTCTTGCCCGTCCCACAGGCGCCGATGGCCCTATCGATGGCGGCCCAATTGTCCCCCGCCAGTCGAAGCATGGCCACGCGCCGAAAGGCTGACGCGGGAAACGAGACGCCGTTGGGATGCCGCTCTCGATGTTCGCGAAGCCAAGCGTCAAAGGCTCCAATTGCGGCAACCGCCCCATAGTTAGGGCCGCACGTCCGCACGTTGGTAGACGCAACGCTGAATTGCCTCATCGCGGGCTCTCCGATTGTGAAAGGGGCCGGACTTCCTGACCTTGAGCCGCATCGAAGCCCCGTGATCCGCCAACGGCTTGTGAAGCCATCAGGTCAGGCATCGCAGCAGCGTCCGGCTGTCTGCTGTTGAAAGGCTGGCGGCGGGGATGGGGTGTTTGAATTGGGTCGGGGGAGCCGCCAGTTACGCGGCGGCTCCCCCATTGCGGGGCCATGCCGTGGAGGGACGGCGGCGCCGCAAACTCGCGTGTCAGGGGAATTGGTTTGTGACGGTTCCCCATTATGGGGAGGTCGTTTGCCGCAGGCGCGCAAATCGGGTCAGTCTTTCGAGACAGCGCCACCGGCGCGCACCCAAAGGCCCTACTGTGATTATGGTTTACCCGGATAAGTGCGGCAAAGCGGCCTACTCGCTTATCGGGCGAGCCTATGATTTGTTCCCCCTCTTGTTCTGGGGAGAGCGTCAGTATGCTGGCCGTCGATTTGCTTTCGGCATTGCGGCGCAAGCCGAAGAAGTGTCCCGTTCGCAGGCTCAAGACAGCCTTGGAAACACCGGGCGGACTCACGCCCTGCCTGCCGAAAACCGCACGTTCGCGACATTCGGAAATGTCCGTCACCGTCGCGATGGTCTGCGACGGGTGCAGGTTCAAGGAACGATGTTGACGCCCCCCGGCCATGGTCTACGCCGCCGCACTACGATAGAGCGGGCCTTGGCCCCATCCCGGCAGGCGCTTGCCATCGGGCAGCGCCGCAACATCAAACGTTCCGGCGAGAACGGCATCCACAACGGCGTCAACGTCGTCATGGATATGGAACCACTCCCGGTGAGAGTGGTGATCGCGCAGCAGATGGTGAATCTTCAACTCCCCGGCGTTGCTGCCGCGAAGTCGGGCGACAATTTCGAGGGGGTACGGCGAGAAGGTCAGATACTCGTTGAGACGCTGTTCGGGTGCGCGAGACCAGCCGATTTTGGTCGGGCCTCGGGCGCCAACCGGACGGATGAAGTAGATCCATTCCCCCTGCATCAACCCGCCTCCCCCATGACGAAGCGGGCGGCTGGGATTCTGGTTACAGCCTCAAGGACCTTGGCTCCCTCAATCGACGGACGGCTGACGCCGCGCCGGATACGATTGACCTGTGAGCGAGAAAGCTGATGACCGAGGCGTTCCGCCAGACCAGCATCCTTCACGCCGTGCTGATCCATCCATTCTTGGAGTGTTTGGGGGTGCTTCGCCATGCGCGGTAATGTGCACCATGTGCGCATTGACGGTCAAGCGCGATGTGCATCCGCGATTGTCGCGCGATTTCCCGGACGCGCACACAATGCGGATATGTCGAAAAGGCCCGCATCACGGCACTTCATCCGCGCTTGGCGAAAGGACCGTGGCTACACGCTTGAGCAGCTTGCCGAGCGAATCGGGATGACCCACCAGAACCTGGGCAAGATCGAGCGCGGCCTCGTGCCCTATAATCAGGTTTTGCTTGAGCTGCTGGCAGACGCCCTGCGCTGCGAACCAGCCGACCTGATCATGCGCACCCCCGAACAGGACAGCATCTGGTCGATCCGCGACAAGCTGTCAGAAGTCGAGCGGCGTCAGTGGGTCGCCATCGGCGAGACGCTGCACAAGAGCGGCGGCAAGACCGGAACGGACGGCTAGGCCTCTCCCCGCGAAAGACCAGAAATTGTGACCCCGGAAATGGGGCAGGCGCAGAGGCGCGGATAAAAATGCGCTTGTGGTGCACTTTCCTATAGACAGCGATGCGCACCGGATGCACACTCTCCCTATCGAACGGGAGCCACCCATGCACATCATCGACCACGCCGACGACCGATCCGCCGCCTTTGCCGCGTCGATCCGTCAGGCGCTTCTGCAAGCCGAGTATCCTGCCGCTGACCCGGTGATCGTCGAGGCTGCGGCTGTTCGGCTGGCGTCGTCGCACAGCATCGAGGCGGCGATTGGTGATCGGTCGAACCCGCCGGCCTCGATGATCCAGCGGGACGCCATCGCCCTGCTGTTCCAGTATCGGGCGGCGCTGGCCGAAGCGGGGCGCCCTGACCTGATCGCGGCGCGGTTCCTGCGCTGGGCCTCCGAGCAGGATGCCTCCGCTGCCTACCACGAGCGCACGCGGGCCGACTTCGCCGATCGTGTCGCGCGCCAGACGGGCCGCCCCGGCCTTGAGGACATGCTCGCCGCCAACGCAGCGTCGGCCGACGCTTCCGAGCGCTGCCGTGACGCCGCGATGGTCAAGGCGGTCGGCTACCGGGCGCGCGCCGCTGAGCTGGCCCAGCAGAAGGCGGCCTGATCATGACCGTCGTTTCCCTCACCAACGCCGGGCTCATCCCCATCGAAGCCGTCACCACCATGGGCGTCAGCGCCAAGGATGGCGAGAACCCCATTGGGTTCTTCGGGACCGGCCTCAAGTATGCCGTCTCGTCCCTTCTGCGTATGGGCCATCGCATCACGATCTGGCGCGGCTTGGACCGCTACGACTTTACCGCCCAGCGGGGGGCGGTGCGCGGCAAGGAGTTCGACTTCGTCGTCATGCGCGGCCCGGAGGGGGAGCAGCGACTCGGCTTCACGACACACCTCGGCGCGAAATGGGAGATGTGGCAGGTCTTCCGCGAGGTCTACTCAAACTGCCTTGACGAAGGTGGCTCGCTTGCCTTCGCCGCCATTGAGCCGCGCGCCGACTGGACGACGATCCATGTTACCGGCGAGACCTTCGCCGAGGCTGCTCGGGAGCGGTCGAAGTATTTCCTTCCGTCGCCGCCCATCTATTCGGGCAGCCTCGTGGACATTCACGAGGGGCGGACCTGCGGCCTCTACTATCGTGGCGTCCTTGTCACCAAGCTTCCGAAGCACTCGGGTCTTACCTACAACATCACATCGGCGGTCGACCTGACGGAAGACCGGACGCTCAAGCACGAGTGGATGGCGGGCGGCTATATCGCCCACACGCTGGCGGCCTGCACTGATCCGACGATTATTCGGCGTGCTGTTGGCGACCCCGACGGGTACGAGGCTCACCTGTCGTTCTCGGACCTCGGCGAGGTCTTCGCCGACACCGTTCTGACCATGTGTGAGACCGGTGGCGTCGCATCGGTCGCCGGCACGGCTGTCAAGGCGGCAGAGCTTTGGGCCCAGCGACAGGCGCGGGTGAAGCCCTGCGATCTGTCGGGTCGTGAGCTGCACGAGGTCGAGGACGCAAAGCGGTTCCTCGCCAGCATCGGCTACCCGATCACTGCGCCGGTGACCTTCACCGAGACCCTCGGCGCTGACGTGTTCGGCATGGCGAAGGACGACCGCATCTACATTGCCCGCGTCACACTGGCGCGAGGCGGAAACTTCCTGATCGGGACGCTGCTGGAGGAGCAGCTTCATATCAGCCACGGCTTCCGTGACGAGAGCCGTCGGTTCCAGGACTTCCTCATCGACATGGTGGTGAAGTTCGCCAAGGACGCCGCCTATATCGCTCCCCGCCCGCCATCTGCCATCGAGACAGCGCCTTGCGCCGCTGAGCTGGCGGCTGGTCGGCGCTACGGGGAGGCGGCGTGATGGGGTCTCAACTCGATACGTCGGGATGCGTGCGCGCCATGCCGCACGCTCCATATGCCCCCTGCGGCGCCCAGTCTGCCAACTGGTATTGCTGGTCCGACCTCACCCCCTTCGCTCAGGGCTACACGGCACCAATCCTCGAAGCGGTCAACGCGCCGTTCCACCGCCTCGCCCCCGCCACGCTGGCGCGGATCATTGAGGACTGTGAGCGGGCCTCTCAGCGACTCGACGACAAAACGACTGGAGGTGGTATGGCCAGGCGCGAAGCCCTTCGCGAAGCCGAAGATCTGGACCGCCAGCTCGCAGGGATGGCCGCCGCCGACCAGATCGAGACGTGGCGCTACCTGACCCCGGCCCAGCGGTCGGCGGTGATCCACGTTCAGCAGCAGGCCATGACGGGACGGCCGGCATGAGCGCGATTGGACCGGGGGATTGGGTGGAGGCGCTATTTAGCGCAGGCGCGGAGGAGGGTTTTCGCGCGGTGGCTAAGGGCGAAATCTACTGTGTTCAGGTGGCGAGGCCGGCGGAATACCCCTGCGGGGAATGCGGTGAACGCGGCCTCGGACTCATACTTGCCGGGGATCAAATTGAGGACCCTAAGGCAACGTGGTGCGGCGAATGTGGCTTCCGCCCGATCTACCGCTCGAAGGCTGACCTGATCGAGAGCCTCAAGGCCCCCGCCAAGCGCGAAGGGGTCCCCGCATGACCCCCCGCCCTGACTACACCCGCCCTATCACCTGGATAGCTGCCGTTGGGGGATGCCTGACGTTCTGGGCGGCCGTCGTGATCATGATCTTTGGAGCTTTGAGATGAGCGAGCGGAAATGGACGGCTTGGGAGTCCGTATCTCCAGACGATCCGCGCGGGCAGCCGTCCGCCGCATATCGCGGGCTGGTCTGCTACGTCTCGACCGACCCCTGCCTCGCCGTGGTGACAGCCGACGGCAGCGCGGTTCCGCCCGATCAGTGGCCGGGCATCGCCCACCTGATAGCCGCCGCCCCCGATCTGTTCGAGGCGCTTGACCCGGAAGCGCTCGAAGCCATCGCGGACGAAATTGACTGCTTCGAGCATAGCGCGCGAGCCGCTGGCCTTCGAGGCATCGCCAAGCGTCAACGCGCCGCCCTCTCCAAGGCCCTCGGCCAGTCGGGAGGTGGGGAGTGAGAAGCCTCCGATACATCGCTGCGGCCTTGGTTTGGCTGGTCGCTCTTCCCCTCATTCTTCTGGTGGTTTCATGAGCAAGATCAAGAGTGACGCGCCGTTCTTGCGTGAATCCCAAGCACGGTTACTAGACCTACCTACGGAACTACGGGTCGCTCCGGTCACGGGGGGAGCCATAGGCAGCGCCGTCTTCCTCGAAGTGACCCTGCTTTACACCACGTTTGGTGACCGATGGCAGTGGTTGTTCAGTTTGGTCGGGGCTGATCGGGCCTTCGGCGCCGCTGCGCTTATCACCATCCATGCCTGCGCGGCGTTCGTTGCTCTTGGCGCCCTCATCGGCTGGCGGCTTCAAGTGCGGGCGCTTCAGAAGCTCCGCACGAATCCCTCCCCACCCCCTACCAGCGCGGAGCCTTCCAAATGACCACGACATACGAAGTCGTCATCGAGCGCACCGACGTCACGATCATGACGACGAACGACAAGCACCGGGCGATGGCCGCCTGCATGTTCCGCAAGGCCACGTTCGGGCCTCTGATCATGCGGGAGGTGATCGGGGCCTATCGCCGCAAGGTCTGGTCCCCGCCGTCGGCTGACCTCGCTATTCCGCAAAGCCTCTAGGAGCTGAACATGAACGCCGTCACGAAGATTGAGGCCGTCGAGATCGTGGACCCGCTCGCCAAGATGCGCGAGCCCTTCCCGCCACATCAAATCAGCAAGCTTCCGAAGGAAACGAAGAAGCAGGCTGAACAGCGTAAGGCCGATCAGGAAAAGGGCAACTGGCCCGCTCAATGCGCGATTTGCGGCGGGTATCACCACCCCAAAGCCGTTCACCTGGATTACGTCGGCCATGCGGCCCTGACCGACCGGCTGCTGGACGCTGACCCGGCGTGGTCGTGGGAGCCCGCCTCGCTTCGTGATGGGCTCCCCGCGTTCGATCAGTCCGGCGGCCTCTGGATCAAGCTGACCATCGGTGGAGTCACTCGCCTTGGCTACGGCCACGCGGCGACCAAGCCTAACATGGACCCCGGCTCCCGCGAAAAGGAAGTGATCGGCGACGCTCTCCGGAACGCCGCCATGCGCTTCGGCGCTGCGCTGGACCTCTGGCACAAGGGCGACCTTCACGCCGATGAGCCGGGCGTGGATGCGGACGACAAGCCGAAGGCTGACGCGCCGCGCGGGAAGGCTCAACAGGACGCCCCGCAGGAAAGCGCCGCCGTGCTCGCCGCTGGCGTGGCTATCGACCTCTGCAAGACCGAAGCGGCCCTGACCAAGTGGAGCGCGGCCAACGCCGAAATGATCGCCAAGCTGGATGCCACTGACAAGGCGGAGGTGCGCCGCCTCTATGGCGTCCGGCTCGAAAAGCTCCGCAAGGCGACCAGCGAAGATCATGTAGCCGACGACCCGTTCTCGGAGGCCGCGTGATGGCCGATGGCATGATGGGGCACAACAACCCTCCCGCCGACCCGTTCGGCGCGATTTCCGCTCACATCGAAGATCTGTATGCGGAAGCCCGCAACTGGTTGGACGGAGAACCGATCACCACGCAGGCCCAGGCTGACGAAGTGACCCGGCTTCTGGACATGATCCGGGATGCGGAGAAGATCGCCGACAACGCCCGCAAGGACGAGAACAAGCCGTTCGACGATGGCAAGGCGGCGGTGCAGGCCAAGTATGCGCCCTTGATCTCCGACACCAAGGCGGTGCGCGGCAAGACCGTGCTGGCGACCGAAGCCTGCAAGGCCGCCCTCGCCCCCTGGAGACAGGCGCAGGAGGCCATCGCCCGCGAGGCTGCCCGTGTGGCCCGAGAGGAAGCCGAAGCCGCTGCACGGGCCGCTGCTGAGGCTATGCGCGCCACCCAGGTTGACGATCTCGCCGCCCGTGAGGAAGCCGAACGGCTTGTTCGCGAAGCCGACACCGCCGCCAAGCTCGCCAGTCGCGCCGACAAGGCCGCCACCACGGGGACCGGCCTGCGGTCCTATTGGGCGCCCAAGCTGACCGATGGAACCGCCGCCGCTCGCCACTACTGGATGACCGACCGGCAGGCCTGCGAGGAGTTCTTCCTGTCGCTGGCGAACCGCGACACTCGGCAAGGCATTCGCACGATCCCCGGCTTCGAGATCGTCGAGGAGCGCCGCGCCGTATGACCCACCCCATCAACCGCAGCGAAGGGACGGGGGGCGCTGAAAACGCTCCCCGCTTCGTCCGATGAGCGCGCCTCCGACCGTGATCCTCTCCGGTCAGGTCCGCCGTGAACAGGCTCACCGGCTTGTCGCCAGCGCTCCTGCTGGGTCGGTCGTCAAGATCGAACCTCCCCGCCGCACGCTCCCCCAGAACGACCGCCTGCACGCCATGATCACCGACGTTGCCCGGCAGGTCGAATGGGCCGGGGCCAAGCGCACGGTTGAGGCGTGGAAGGACATCTTCACAGCGGCCCTCCGCTCCTCGACACACGGGCTCGATGTGGTCCCCGGCATCAATGGCGGGTTCGTCCTTCTGGGAATGCATACGTCGCGAATGTCGAGGGCGGAAGCCGGGGACTTGATGGAGCTGATCGCCGCATTCGGGGCCGAGCATGGCGTGATCTTTCATGACCAAGCCGAGGGTGAGCAGGCCGCATGATCTCTCGCCCCGTCACCCCCGCCAGCTACCGCTTCGCCGCCGCCGCGCACCGTCGCGAGGCCGCGATACGCCGGGAGTCGCCGCTCGTGTTCCAGCGGGACTTCGCGGGCGTGCTCGATACCTGGGCCGATGATGCTGAGCGCCGGGCCGATGCAATTGAGGCCACCCTTCAACCTGACCTATTCGGCCAAAGGAACCTTACCAATGACTGCTGCATCTGAACTGGCGGACGAGATGGAGGCGCTGATGGGGGAGGCGACCACCATCGGGCGCATGGCCTCCATCGGTGAATGCATCATCGCCAACCGCGAACGCATCCTCTCCGCCCTCAGACGGGTGGATGTGATGACGGGGGCGTTGGAGGACATTGCCGCCGATGGCATCGGGGCGAAATGGTATCGGGCTAAGGGTCTCATGGCCGCGCCCGAAGTCATCGCCCGCCAAGCCCTTACGGGTGAAGCATGAGCGGGGAAGGAAGGGGTGACGAGGAGACCGACCCGCTGCTGCGCCTCTGGGTCTTTTCCGCCGTAGTGGGGCCGCCCGCCGGCCTGCTGTTCCTGCTCGGGTTCGCCACGCGACACACGACATCGCACAAGGTGCTGTCGAATATCGCAGAGGTCTTGGGCGCTGACCTGCTCTTTGTGGCGGCGATGAGCGCCTACATTTGCTTCGCGGCCCTCGTCTATCGCGCAATTAAGCTGACGAGGCCCACCCAATGACCCCGACCAGAGACGAAGCACGAGAGAGACTGGCGCGGATCATTGACCCGGAGGCATGGGCCTTTGCTGACCGGCATCGCAACGGTCCCTTTGCCGCCATTATGGGCGTTGAGATCGACATCGAGACGAAGCCATCTTTCGCCAAGGCCGACGCAATCCTAGCCCTCCTCTCTCCCGAGGTGGGGAGGTTGGGTTCGTCCCGGCTATCCGTGTCCCCAGGTGAGGGAATGGGTTCGTCCCGGGACCGCCTGATCAAGGAGATGGAATACGCCACATCCATGCGAAATATCGCGGCCGGACTCCATGCCGATGTCAACGCGGCGTGGTTGGTCCTGGAGAAGATCGCGGGTGAGTGGGTGGTCATCGAAAGCGATGGGTGGACGATGACCATACAGGGACCTGAGGAAGACCCCGGTGAGATGGTCGTAGATACGCGGGCAAGGACCGTCGATGCGGGTTCCGATCAACCCCAGCCTACAACGACCGCGAGTTTACCCGGATCGCGCAGGCCGCAACGCCGTTCGCCGCTCTGACGGCCGCCCACTCCCCCTCCCCAACCCCCTCCCCACAGGACGAGAAGCCCAATAACCGCTCCGATTAAGCAAGGTTATATGCGATAATAGACAGGTTGAAACCCCGGCGATGCGCGGTAGATCGCGCCCCGATACAGAAGGAAGAAAGACGTGAGCGAATTTAAGAACTACCGCCGCAGCCAAATCGCCAATCTTCGCCCCTACATCGAAGGTGAAGACCTGTCAGACCGCGTTTCGATCAGCGCCGCCGACCGTGAAGCGGGCTCGCCGAAGGTCGGGGACATGATCGCGCGGAACCCCGCCAACCACGCCGACCAGTGGCTGGTCGCCGCCGCCTACTTCGCGGCGAACTTCGAAGAGGCCTGATCCTGGTGGCGCGTCTTCGCGTCCACACACTGACCTTTCCGCGACCGATTAGGCCAGAAAACCAATTCCAGAGGACACCATGAGTGAAGAGAAAGACATCGACGACCTGATCAAAGCGTTGACCGCCAAGCACAACGACACATGGCCCATTCAGATCGGCTTCGGCAGTTACATCAACGAAGACGGTCCAGAAGCCGCCTCTGAGATCACCCGTCTACGGGGAGAGGCCGAGGCCCGAGAGGCTGAGATCGCCGCCCTCGTGGAATCCGCCCGAGAAGCCCAGCAGCTCTACGTTCAAGCTGACAACAAAGCCCAGCGCCTCCGGGGAGAGGTTGAGAGGCTGACCGCTGCAAACAAGCTGTGGGTTCCGACGACGGAATATCAAGCGTCTGTCGCCCTTAGCGCCAAGCCATCCAACCTTCAGGGGGAGTGAATATGTCAGATCAAGAAGGAATGGGCGATGATCTCCAGTGGATTGACTGGACCGGCGGAACGACCAATCCGATTGAGGGGCCTATTGAGGCCGTGCGGAGAGACGGACGTGTTTTCTACAGCCGGAACGCGCGGAATCTTTCGTGGGATCACTGGGGCGAAATCAGTGACATCGTGAAGTATCGCCCCGCCCCCTCCCCCACGGAGCCCCTTTGACGTGAGCCGGGCCGTGTCTCAAGCTGCGATCACTCGCGCGCTCAAGGCCCTCAAGGCTGTGGGCGAGCGCATCGCATCTGTGGACGCCCGGCCCGATGGCTCGTTCACCATCTTGACCGACACCGGCAAGGAAACCGCTCTGTCCCCGCTTGAAGCGTGGAGACGGGACAATGGCCGTCATGCGGCTTAAGGGGCTCAACAAGGTCAGCGTGACGCTCGCCAGCGGCAAGCGCGTGACCTACTGGTATGCGTGGAAGGGCGGCCCACGCCTCGACGGCCAGCCCGGAACGCCAGAGTTCATCGCCAGCTTCAATCGCGCCAGCGCCGCGCGCAAGGCCCCCAGACGAGACAATCTCGCTTCACTGGTCGGGCTTTTCAGATCCTCGCCCGAGTTCGCCCGCATGGCGGACAGCACCCGCGCGGAGTGGGGCCGATGGCTATCCCGCATCGAGGTCGCCAGCATCGGCAGCCTGCCCTTTGCGGCCCTGAACGATCCGGCCGTGAAAGACGATCTCATGGGCTGGAGAGACACCTATGCGGATCGCCCAAGAACCGCCGACTACGGCGCCCAGGTTCTCGCCCGCGTCCTGTCGTGGGGAAAGTCGCGCGGCAAACTGACCCTCAACGCGATGGACGGCGCCGGGACGCTCTACAGGGCCGACAGAGCCGATCTTATCTGGACAGAGGCCGACCTGACCGCCTTCGCTGCAAAGGCCTCCCCGGAGGTCGCCAAGGCCCTGCGGCTGGCCTGCCTGACCGGATTGCGCCGGGGAGACCTGATCGCCCTGCAATGGCGGCACGTCGGGGACACGGCCATTGTGTTCACCACGGCCAAGAGCCGAAAGACGACAACCGTCACCATCCCGCTTCTGGACGAAACCCGCGAGCTGCTAGGCCGGCGCGGCGAGGGCCATGTCCTGCTGAACAGCCGGGGCAAGCCTTGGACGGCGGACGGTCTGGAAAACCGGATCTGGACCGCCAAGAAGGACGCCGGGATAGACCTGCACCTGCATGACGCCAGAGGGACGTTCGCCACCCGCCTGCGCCTCGCCGGACTGACCAAGGACGAGATTGCGTCGGTCATGGGATGGGATGGGGAGAAGGTAGAGCGGATCATCGCCCGCTATGTTGATCAGGCCAGAATCGTCAGGTCGATAGCTGACCGCCTGAACAAAGCCGGATCGGAAACTCCCAAATGAGCGCCCAAACGGTCTATACGAAAAGTCCGGAAACCCTTGAGCGGCCGGCGGGAATCGAACCCGCGACATTCAGCTTGGGAAGCTGACTGGACGTCAATGATTTCAATACGATGCCGCCCAAGATGTGAGAAACCGGGCCTATATGGATCAATGGCTTACGCTGAAAAGCCCAAACGCCTAACCCCTCCCCAGCCCCCGCTCTATAAGGCGGCGGATAGCTTCGGGTCTGCTGGGATTGTCGGGCTGTTCGGCGGACCATGCGTCGAGCTCGGCCAGCGGGGCGGGCTGGAGACGAACCTGAATCGGTGTCCCTTTGCCGGTCGGCGGCGGGCCCCTGCGTTTTTGTGGTTGCACGGTATTGACCCGGTCGTCAGTCATGCTAGTGTGATACCACGATTTGAAGACGAGGCAACCCCATGCACATGCCGCAGCAGTCTTGGCGCAGCACCTACTCCGCGTCACGGCGTAAGCATCATCACCGTTGCATCGTCTGCAATCGCATCGTTCGCGACGGCGAGGAGGTCCACATGCTCCGCCAGGATCGCGGAACGAAGGTCGCTCACGTCGAGCCGTGCGGCGGCCGGGAGCACAGCCCCGGCGTCACCTATGCGGAGGCCTTCCGCCTTTGGGGCATCGCCAGAAACGCTCGCCTTGGCTACCGCGAGGCCCGCGCCGTGGTCGATACCCATCCGTTTTTTCAGGCGCGCCCGGCAGTGTCGCACTGCTTCGCCTAAACCCACCCCCAAGGGAGGAAGATAGATGAAAACCGATCAACAGGATTTCGCTGACGAGCTGGCGCGGGTCGCCGCAGTCGAGCGGGCGAAGCGGAACCTCGCCGGGCTGGGGGTGTCCGACATCGAACACCATCCGATCGTCAACCACGCGCGGATGATGCCGCTCGACCCGAACGACAGGGCTTCCGCCTTCGCCGTCCTCGAATGGATTGAGGCGGCTGGCTTCAAGGTCGTCCCGGCCTAGCCCCACCCCCTACAGGAGACAGAACGATGAGCGAGAAATGTAGCGCCGGCGGTCAGGATTTGCCTGCACCTACCGAACATCGCCGGAAGCCGCAGGACAAGAAAAAGTGGCCGCCGAACATGAGCGCCGATGAGATTGAGGAGGCTATCAACAAGGTGTGCGGATGCGCCGGCCGGCATAACTGCGACTGCGCCTCCGTTTTCAACGGGGCCTGTGGCGATGCGTGGTTTCACTACAACACCAGCCGCGCGACCGCCTAGCCCCTCAACCCCCGATGCGCCGTAACTGAAGGAAAGAAGATGGACCGCAAAGACCGCTGCTTGGCAGTTGTGTACCGGCGCGACACCTACCGTGTGGATCGCAACGCCAAGTCCGGCTTCTCGATGCACTATAATCGGTGCCAGTGCAAACGGCGGGCCGTCACTGACAACGGGCTCTGCAAGCAGCATTCTGAGCTTGCCGGGCATGTTCCTTGTTGGGAGCCGCTTGGCGCATGACGGCGCGTTTGCGTCCGCACACTAGCGGATGATGACGGTCTATTAGGCCAAAGAAATCTGTTCAGAAGGAAAGAAGATGGCCGATCAACCCCAAAATCCCGTGGCAACTGGCCACCCTGAACAGGGAGCCTCTTTGACGGGGTGGCACCTTCCAGCCGCACCTGCGAGGAGTTAAAATATGGACGAGTCTCGCCGCCTCGCTATGCGCCGCGCCCACGCCGGCCGCGTCACCTATTGCACTTGCGGTGCCATGCCCCGTGGAAACGGCGGGCGAGCGGCCCATGCCGCCATGCACAAGCGCCGAGGGGACGGTCACTATGGGATGACCTACAGCATGTGGTGTGACGTCCGGGCCGGACGTAAGCCGATGCCCCCTCCCAAATTACCCCCCTCCCCCTGAGGACCCCCAATGACCGACCGTCCTGACTATTCAGAGATTATCGCGCGGCTGGAAAAGGCGAGCGGGCCAGATCGGGAACTGGATGTGCCTGTCGCTATTGCAATGGGCTGGACCAATTTCGAGCGCTCGTGGGGCGAGCTTCGTGCGTTCCCGCCCAAGGCCGCCTACTGGGTAGAAATCCCCGCCTTCACCGCCTCCCTAGACGCCTCCCTTGCTCTTGTAGGGGAGAGGCTTCCGGATGCGTGGTGGACGATGGGCTCGCGGTCGCCGTTGTGCAACCTCTGGCGGGGCGACAATACCTGCATCGGCAGCGGCGACGGCGCCACACCCACTATCAGCGTCCTCCTCGCCCTGTTCCGCGCCCTTGAGAGTGGGGCCTGAATGCAAAAAGCCCCCGCCCCGGTGAGGGACGAGGGCTCGTGACCGCCTACGGTCATAGCGGATGATGCTGCGCGCCCCAAATCGGCACCGTCTGCCCGAAGGCTGGCGGTCGTCGGCCTACAAGGACTTTAGCCGACCCGTTCTCCGACTAGCGGCCCCCGTCGCGATGCTTGGGAACCGCTCGGCCATCACGCCGCCGCAGCCCTCCCTGAATAGCAGAATCAGGATGGGCGGGGAAGAGTCAGCGGGGCGGGGGAGCCTCCCAAGCCGCCTTCTGATCTCGATACCACGCCCGCCACGTCATGGCTTCGGCGCGCCACTGGAAGGCTGTTCCGTAGTTCTCGGCAACGGTTGAGGCGACGGAAGAGAGATCAACCCCGGAAGGGGCGTCGAGAGGTCCACCGGAGGCGGGGGGAAGGACTGTCTCACTGGCGGCGGTGTCGTGGAGGCGCACGAAGCCAACAGGGACGATGCAGCGATCATCAGCAGCAGGCGTGACATAGTGAGGGACTTCCTTGATCAGCGTGACGGTGCGGGTCTGAATGCGGACGCGCTCGCGGTCCAGGTTGGCGCGGGATTTGTCGGTGATCTGGACGGCGACGGCCTCGCGGCGGGCTACGTCCTTCTTCGCGCGGTCCAGAGCGGCCTGCTGAGCGGCTTTCTCCCGGTCCCGGCCCTGAGTGACCCCGTGATGGTGAACGCCTGCCAGAAGGGCCAGCACGGCAAGCGCAAGGGCTATCCAGCGGCCGAGGGGAGACTTGGCGAAGGACCAGATCGCGGAGAGGATCATCATTCGTCGTCACCGTGAAAGTTTGGAATCGGCACAGTCTGGCCGGCCAGTGCGTGGGTGCAGTCGCCGAGAAACTGGATCTGGCCGTCGGTGACGAATGAGTGGCAGACGCGCTTGACCTTGGTCTGCGGCCACGGCGCTCGCTTCCATTCGTCCAGATTGTCGGACGTCACCGGCGGGTCAGCATATTGGCCGGTGACGAGGATCGAAGGGGTGAACGTCGGCCGGTCGGGGTTGCCGTTGTAGCCCCACGCCCGCTCGCCGGTGACAGGGATCGCGTGGGCGAACCCACATCCGGGGCAATGGAAGGCAACCTGCCCACCCTCGACGCTGCGCAAGATCGGGGACAGCGCACCCATCACCCACCCCACCCAAGCGGCCAGAAGCTGTCCTGCCGCTTTGCATCGTGCGGGTTGGATTGCACGACGTAGCCGAGCGCCTTCATGGCCGCGATGTCGTCGTCGACAACCCCGATAAACGGCGACGTGACCTTGTGGCCGCAGCAGCAGCCCGTGGTGCGGATTCCCAGCTTCCAGAGCGCCATTACCTCGTCGGCAAGGCAGGCGTCGACGCATACCGTGGTCGCCGTCTCACCTTCCGGAGTGTTGCGGCGAAGCGGGAGGGGCGGCGTAAGCATGACCTGATTGGCGTATGATCCGGGCAGCACCCCAGCGCAGTTGCATCGAGAGGCGCCCATCACCCCAGCCCCGCCGCGTGCAGCCCCGCCAGCACCCGGGCGAGGCCGACCATCCCCCCGATGCAGACCACGACCAGCACGCCGCCGACCACCACCAGATCGCCGGCCGTCAGCTTGGCGAAGTCAGGGCCGATCACGACCAGCCCCCCGCGATCAGCGCCGCAAGGTAGTGCTCGGCTTCGATGGCGATCTCTTCGGCATGATCTTGGCTGTTGATGATCCGTCGGGCGCCGATGAAGTCGCAGCGGTCCTTGGTGATGTAGTCGGGCAACCCCTTGCCGGTGAACAGGCCGTGTTCCATGCCCTGCACCATGATCACGGCAGCGATGTCGGGCTGCATGGCCTTGTCCGGATTGGCGACCAGATCGACATCGAAGCCCGCCGCTCGCACGAAGGGCGTCAACTTCGCGTAGTTGGATTTCCAGGTCAGCTGGGGATATCCCCGACCGCAGTAGCGCGGGCCATCGCCCGGGGCAGTGTTCCCCATCCGCCGGGCCCGTGCCGGGTCTCGCCCGGTGACGTCGTAGTTTCGCGTCAGGTAGGCCGCGCCGCCGTATTCCTTGATTGGCAGCATTGTTCCGGCGGTCTCACGGTCGGCCGTCGCCAGCGCGTAGGCGGTCCACTTCGGACCCCAATTCGCGGCCCCGCAGGCGGCGAGAATGGCGTTGACGCCGTCGACCTCGGATTGCTCGAGCGTGGCGCCCAGCAGGCCGGAGACCTTGAGCCGATCGAAGAATGCGGCGGGGGTTTTCAGAGCGGTCACGGCTTCGTCTCCGGAGGGGCGGATGTCTTGGCGATCTCGATGTCGGCGGCCTGCTTGCCGGTGCGCGCGACCTCCCACGCCTTCGCCCCGTAGAGCGCCGCAACACCGGTGAACACGGCGCCGATGAAGATCGCCGCGCTGTCGAACCCGTCGACCTTCTGGGCGATGATCACCGTGGACCACGACGCCGCGCCTGACGTGGCGATGATCGCGAACGGCCGGGCGAGATCGCCGACGAAGCCCTTGATCTGGTCCAGACGGGACGGCGGCGGCCACGTCTGCGGCTGCACGGGGGTATCGGTCACGGCGTGTCCTCCACGCTGATCAGGCCCGACCATCCGACGACGCGGAGACCGGCCATGAGGGGGTTTGCGGTGCTGTGGACGTGGATCACGGCCCCGTCGAGCCGCACGATCCTGAACCGCGTCGAGAACGGCCAGCCGCCGGTTACGGCCGACAGCCACGCCTCGCGGACGTGATCGCAGTCGTCGTCGTGGATGAACGAAAACCAGCCCCGGCCTTTGACCTCATCCAGCCCCCGGCCGGTCAGCTTTTGATGTGCGGGGGATATCCAGATGCAGAGGCCTTCGTGGTCGGCCTCGAACGCGGCCACGGCGTCCTCACCGGTCAGCATGAGGTTTACCCGGCCGTCCATGCGGACCAGCCTGTCCTCGATGCGGTTGATCGCGTCCTTGAGCGAGGAGCCGCCGTTGGTCTTGAGTTCGACGAGGATGGCCTCACCGAGCTTTTCAGCGCGGGCCCCGGCGAAGAACGGACGGAACACCGCGCCGAACACCGCATCTCGCCAGCGGCCGAGGGCGGCCAGCGATCCCTTGCCGGCGAGGATGGCGAGCAGAGCCGCGCCGGCCACGCCAAGAGCCGACCATTCCTTGACGAACTCAATCGCGGTCGCGGCGGCCTTCATGCCTCCCGCCCCGGCCGATGATCGCCCAGACTTGCCAGACCGCCCAGCCGAGGCAGATCAGCGACATTGCGGCGACGATACCGGACAACATACCCTCCCGCCGCGACCGTGAGCGTCGCCAAGACCAGAATGAAGACGCCGTTCATCCTCTCGATGTAGCCACGCTGAGCATGCGCGGAGAGATCGCCCGTCGCCCATGCCGTGATCCAGAATCCGGCGTGGATGCAGAGCTGGATCGTGAACAGGGCGGTCAGGGCGATGGCCCATCGAGCGCGGGTCGTTTGGTAGGCGCCCGCGAACAACCAGACCAGCACCGCATCCTGCACGGGGTGAACCGCAAGGCTCCACGGATGGCCGACCTGGTCGCGCACAACGGCCGTCATGGACGACAGGAACAGGATCACCGCCGCCGCCGCGAAGACGTCATCGGCCTCTCGGGTCAAGGCCTTGGCGATCCAGCACAACCCGCACACCGCGACGGTGGCGAGCATGTAGATCGTGCCGAGATCAAGACCGGTCAGCATCAGTTACCGCCGGGCGGGGGATCATCCGGCTTGGTCTCGCCGCCGACGTCAACGGGGTCGGCGCCGTAGTGGTCGGCCACCATCACAGCGGCCTCCCCCGCCCGCGCATGGCCGCGATGGACGTGCTCGAGCGCGGCGGTCAGCTTGTCGGCGATGTCCGGCCGGCCGAGCGCGAGCGCGTCGTCAATCCGGTCCTGAAGGTCGTTCTCAAGGGCCGTGTAGCGCGCCTTCAGAATCGCCGCCTTCCCGATCGCTTGGGGCAGGGTCGTCATCGCGTAGCTCCCATCAAAGGCCATCGGATCAATTCCGATGACGCTCACTCGCCATTAAGGGTTTGAGACTGAGCGCATGCAGGCTGTGCGCAGCCTGGCCGGGTCTGCTAACTCAGTCCTTGTCAGGACCCCGGATGTTCACGCATCCGGGGAGCCGACTAGGGGGCGTATGCTCTGGAAAGAGCCTAGCGCGCGTCGCGAACGATCTCGCGGAACACGCCGGTCAGCCGGCGGGCGCCGGTTAGGGTAAGATGTCCGCCATCGAAGTAGAGCGGCCTGCCGTCCGATTCCGCCATTTCGCAGTTGGGGTGGCAGAAAAACTCAACCGTCTCGTAACGGCGAAAGCGCGGAGCCCGGATCGACGCCAGCCCCGCGAAGAGTTCGCGATTATCCGATGCGTATTGCAGCGTATCCCGCCGCAATGACGAGCGCCCGCCGGCAAGAGACGCTTCATACAAGGCGCGCGGGACGCCATAGCGCCATGTCGGAACGGGCTCGATGAGGGCCACATCAACACCAGAAGCGCTGGCCGACATGATCAGCTCGTCAAGACTGCCAGTCGCCATGGCTCCGGGAGAATTGTGAACGACGATGGTCCCTGCGCCTACCCGGAGAGCCTCGGCGACGATGGTCCCAACAGCACAATCGGCCACGCCGGGCGCACAGTTCGCGGCCATCAAATGCACGGATGCTCCTTCCTCCCGCGCCGTTTCCGCAAAGACCGTCTTGATCGAGTCGGCATGACTGTCGCCCACCAGAAGCAGCGTCTTGTCTCCCGGCGGCGTCAACGGGCAAGACAGCGCGGTCGGGGCCTTGATCCGGGCCAGCTTGCCGCAGCGATACTCGGTGCGGTCGTTCCACGCCGCGAATATCAGGCGCTGCGCTGGCGTGAACCGATATGCCTGCAGAGAAGATGCCGTGATCGCCAGCAGCACGACGCCAGCAACAATCACCCCCTGAGCATACCAGTATCGCGCGCCCTTCCCCCTTGTCCTCATGGGCCATTCGACGGCGTGGTAGAGCGCCATAGAGAGGGCGATGGTGATCGCCAGCAGCCCCAGAATTTCCCACGGCGCGGGGTGGCGAAATATCCCGCCGCCGAAGGGCTGATACAGATACAGGGCGATCACCGGGAAATGCACGAGGTATATCGAATACGAGTATTTCCCCAGCCACGCGCCGAAGCCGCCGACCCATGAACGCATCAACCACTGCGGCAGCCCGAACAGCAGCACCGTCGCCGTCCCGACCACGATCCCCACGGCGGGGAGGTGTGGGTGCATCCTCTCGGCAATGGGTATGAGCGCGCCTCCCGCAAGCGCTGCGACCGCTCCAATGCCAAGCCACCCGCCGGCCTTGTTCCCGAGAAGATCCGGCCACCGCTGCAACGCCTTGGCCGCGAAGAACCCGGCAAGGAATTGCCATAGCCGGAACGGCGTGATGAAAAACGACGTTTTGGGCGACACGCCCGTCACATAGAGGCAGGCCGCGAGTGATCCGACCGCGATCAATGCCAAGGCCCAAGGCTGCCGGCGCCACACCCACGCCAGCACCGGGAGGATCACATAGAACTGCGCCTCGACGCCGAGCGACCAGAGGTGCAGGAGTGGATTGAAGACCCCGCTGTTGAAGTAGGTCGTTTCCATCCACGGGCCGATGTTGCCGGCCAGAACGGAGGAGAACGTGGCGAAGCGCGCAACGTCGCCCATTTCATGGGGGAGCAGGAGCATCGCCGAGGCTAGAACGGTTGCGACGATGGTGACGAAGTAGGCGGGCAAAATCCGCCTGGCGCGACGAAGGTAGAAATCCCCGGCGGTGATCTTCTCGAAGTCGTAAAGCGCGCCCATCAAAAAGCCGCTCACGACAAAGAACATGTCGACGCCAAGAAACCCGCTCGGCAACCAGTCCGGACGCAGGTGAAAGACAAATACCAGCGCAATCGCCAGCCCCCGAAGAAGCTGAATGTCCGCTCGAAATCCCGCCTTGGGAAGACCCATAACCAGCTCCGACTAACGCGAAGCGTGAAAATGCTGCATCCTGCCCGCTAGAGCAAGCGGCACTGCCGGATCAGGTCGCGATAAGGCCATGCGCCCGGCAGCGGGCCAGCAGGGCGTTGAGCTGCGTGATGGCGCTCGCCGCATCCGTGGCATCGGCAACAGCGGCTCCTTGCGCGCCGACGACTTGGGTCCCACCCACGCTGTAACTGGTGGTCATGTCGGACACATAGGCTTTCACGTCCCGGAAGCGCTGGCCGGTCCAGCCCAGATCAACAGCATTGTCCGTCTGCGGCCTGATGGCCTGATCTATAAACTGCACCCGCGCCGCGCCGCCAATCGTCATGTAGATCGAGGCGTTGCCAACGATCTGCGTGAAATTGTTACTGCTGTCGCCAAACGTCTGAATCCCGCCCGCCGACATTCCGGCCAGCACGAGGTAGGTCCCTGCGGCGTTCTTTTGGTAGATATTGACGTTGTTCGGCAGCGTTATCCCGCCGCTCAGGAGCATTTCGCCGAGCGTGTAGGACACGTCGTAGTAGTTCGTGTCGTCGCCGTAACGAAGGCTGAGGTAGCCGGCGGGGCCGAGGCTCTGCCGGATGATAATGTTGCTGCCGTTTCCCAGGTTCGTGACCACGGTTCCGTTCTGGAAAATGCACCCGGAGAGATCTACGCCGGTGACGCCCGCCTCGATCTGCACCTGGCTTCCGCCGAGCATGGTGCCGGGGAACACGGCGTTCGAGACGCCAATGGAGACATTGCCGGTGATGCGGCAGGCGGCATAGTGTCCCCCGTTCGCGCCCGGAAAGGCGATGGTGTTCTTGATCGTGAGCTTGCCAATGTGGCCGCCGAACATCTTGAGGCTGCCGGTGCCGTCCAGCAGCCAGCCCCCGGTGGCCTGGCCGGAGTTGATGCCCAGCAGTTCGTGATAGAGCCCGCCGATGATCTCGCCATCGTAGCCGGTCGCCGTCTGATCGGCCGTCGCCCAGAAGCCGCTCGTCCCTCGGATGAAGATCGGCTCGCCGGTGCATTTGAGAGCGCGTCCGTAGGCCCACATGCCGCCGCAATCGACAAGGGTGTTGTGATTGCCCGAAATCATCCAGTTGTGGCCGGTGAAGACCGGGGTCGGGTCATCGCCGTATAGCAGGATGTTTTCGTATTTGACGTAATCGCCACTGCCCGTCCAAAGATCGCCATTGGCGTTCTTGAAGATGTAGGCCGCCCCCTCGCAGAAGATGCGCTGCTTGTCGGTCGCCTGGGTCAGGGCGTGGCCGTAGTAGACCCCCGCCGCAAACTCAGTCGCGCGACCAATCGAAAGCGCTTCGTTGATCGCGGCAGAGCTGTCTTCTTCGGTAGCGCTGTCCACCACCGCGCCGCAGGCCAGCACATTGACGACCTTGTCACCGATCTCCCACCACGCCCCATCGCCAGATTGGCGCGCACCCGGCCCCTCGACGCCCCGCACGCGCTGGCCGCCGCCGCCGTCGCCTTCCTCATAGTAGCCGCCGATCTGGAAACTCATTACGACGGCAGGAACCGATGCCGTCTCCAGATCGGCCACGGTGGCGAACAGGGGGCGGTTGGAGGCGGCCCATTGGCTGACGCCCAATGGGGTCATCATCACTGTCGCGGACGCTCCCGCCACGGCTTCCGCCTCGGTCGCGATTCTACCTTCACGGGATGGCAGGACGACTTCAATGGTCATGTTCTGGGCCTAGAGCTTGATGCAGTAGAGAAGGGCGACGTTGCGCGGACGGTTTTCGGAGCTGTTTTCCGTGCCGCCCGCCGAGCCGGTCGAGAACGCCGTCAGACCGCCGCTGTTGGTCGGGGTGATCATGTCCACGGAGGCGTCAGAGCGGCCCTGAGGGTCGGTGAAGCCCGCCGAGTGAGTGTGAGCGGACATCTGCCCGGCCTGATCGGAACCGAGGAGGCGCGAGGTATCCACGCCCCGGCTGTCATCGAGGCCGCGCACGAACTCGGCCCGAAGGTCAGGAAGCGGCAGGCGCATGTGCAGCGCAAAGTCGGCCGCCGCAGTCGCCCCTCTGGACGCCGACCCGCCAGAACTGTCCGTGATCGGGAACTCTGTCGCGTCGAGAGCCCAGATCAGGGCGAACAGGGCTGAGGTGTCTGCGTTGGCCCGCGTCGTGCCGCCGGACGTGGCGTCACCGATGGTCCCGCCATTGCCCTTGACCCAGCCGGTCGGGGCCGAGGAGGCGAGGAACGGGGCGACCATGCCGGTGAGCGCGCCGGTCTGGGTTTGCAGGGCTACAACATCCGCCTCGTCGCCGGGCGTGTATCCGAGGTAGCCCTCGACGGCCCCCGGAGCGAACGCAGACCCCGGAATGGAGTCGTCGTTGATGTCCGCCCCGTCGATGCCCCCGCCACTCAGGGGCGTGTTGATCGGGTCAGCCGATTGCGCGGCGATGGTCACGCCAACAGCTGTCTTGATCACGACGCGGTAGGTCTTGGTCTGGTCGAGATAGACCAGCTCGGGGAAAAACCCGTTGGCGTCGGCAATGACCGGGTTTGACAGCGCCGTCGCCAGAGCGGAATCCTCGAAAACGTCTTCGAGGGTGGTGGTTCCGGTCAGGTAGAAATACGCCTTCCCGCCCGCCAGCGGGGCTCCAGCCGTGTCCACACGGTAGCCGAGATGATAGGATTGCATGGGGGCTCCCCCGGCGACGCTGGCCGTGATAGGGTTGTCGGATGCGAGACGAGCCCGACATCACAGACGTTGAGTTTGAGGTCGTGGAGACCGCTTACGAGCAGCGGAAACTTCCGATCTGGAAGCGCTACGTGATCGAATGGAGCCCGTGGCCCGCTATTGGGGCGCTTGCTCTTGGGCTGCCATTCCTGCTGAAAGCCTTGACGCACTCATAGCGGCCGGAAGCGCCGCAGGAGCGGGGCCGGCAGATCCGATGCGCTTGAGGGCTGTTTCGAGGATCGCCTTGAGTGCAGGGTCTCGGGCCGCCATCGTCATCAACTGCTGATTGGCTACCGCAGCGCGATCACCCCCGGCGGCCATGAGGTCGATGAGACCGGCCACCTTCTGCTTGGTCATGGCGTCAGCGCCCCACTTGGCGATCAGGCCTGCCGTTCCGGGTATGGCGCCGACTGGGCCGAACGAGGCGGCGGAAGCGAGGTTGCCCGCCGCCATCAAGCCGTTTCCGCTAGGCGACAGTTTTCCGACCTGACGGAGCACGTTTTGCGTGCGGCTTCCCATGACGATCTCGCGCATGGCCGCTGCTTCGTCCGGGGTCAGGTTGCCGGTGTTTTCCAGCACGCGGCGAAGGTCTTGCCGGATGGCGTTGTTCACGTTCCCGCCCGAACCCGTCGAGCCCGCCCGCAGCGTAGCGCTGTCCACTGCTTCGGTGACGGTTTCGACCTTGCGAAGCCGAGTGTTCGCCGACCTGGCATTGGCGATCAGGCTCGCCGCGTCCTTTGCGTTGCCAGCAGCGACGGCATCCGGACCCGCATCGGCGACGAACCGGTCAAGCTGCTGAATCATGCGTCCGCCGAAGAACGCTTCCGCCGGATCGGTCGCCTTGGCCACATCGCGGCGGATTACCTGCCGGAGCTGGTCAAGCTGGGTCAGGGTCGGCGAGTAACCGGCGTCCTTCATGGTTTGAAGCTCTGCCAGCATATCAGCGGCCTTGGGATGGCGCATCGGGCTGAGGTTGGCAGACCTCGCATCGGCCGCGATGGCGTCCACCATGCTTCCGAACGCTTCGGGCCTGTATTGCACGCCCGCTTGGTCCGCCGCCTGATAGGCCGCCCGCGTCTCGCCTTGAAGGCGCTCAACCACGGGAACGGACGGGTCGGGCCTGACCGGTCGCGCGGTGGGAGGAGCAGAGCGCACACGAATGCCTGCCGCCACACCGCCCGCCACCTGCCCGGCCATTTCCGCCGCAGCCTGCCCCGTGGGACCGAGCCCGCCACGTTCGGCTGCGTAGCGCGCCGTTTCCCCGCCAGCGGCCGGGAGAAGCACGTTCGCCGTTCTGGCCATCGCGCTACCTGGAATCAGCGCATTGGGAGCCATACGCCCGACAGCCCGGCCATAACGGCCCGCTTCAGTCTGGGGAACGTAGTCCTGCCCGAACGCGGCCTGACGCTCAGTAGCAAGGCGCTGAGACGTGGGAGCAAAACGGCTCGCCAGCGTCAGGGGGTTAAGCAGTTGCCCGGTCTGAGCGGTCAGCTCCTGCGCGCCGATAGCCGCATCGGCGATGTTGGCGACGAGCGGATTTCCCGAGCGCCGGGCACGCGCCAGAGCGCCGCCACCGGTCAGCGCGCCAAATTGGGTTTTCACATCTCCCAGAAAGCCCGCGACCTGATCGGCGCCCTGAAACAGCCCCGCCCCTGTCGAGCGCGCCACGTCGCCGCCAACAGACGCCCGGCGCTGCACAATCGGGTTTCCCCGGTCGCCGTTGTCGTTGCGACGGATGTTGCCTTGCGGGTCCTTGTAGTAGACGCCGCGTGGGATAGAGGAACGGGGCTGACCGCCGGACAGGTCGAACGGCTTGGCGCGGGTTCCCTCACCCTTCGCCGCGATCGCGGGCTCGATGATCCGCACACGCCCGCGCTTGACGGGTTCAGCCGCCGTCGTCGGCGCGGGATCAATGATGCGGACGCCCATTACTCGACAACCCCTAGCGATCCATCGGGCATGATGACGTAGCTCCCCTTGGGAAGACGGTCAGCCGTGGCTTGGTCCTTGGCGATGTAGGGGTTCTGCTGCGACCCACGAGGACGGGTCAGGTCGAGTTGACCGGCTGCCTTAAGCGCCTGCTGGCGCTTCATCGCAGCCTCTGGAGCTACGCGAGGGCGCGACGATCCACCGCCCTGCCGGTCCGCACCCGCCGGGATGCGCGCCTGAATGGTCGTGGGCGGAAGCCCTAGCTCTGACGCATAGCCTTGATATTGGGCGACCTGCTGGTCATAGCGGGCCTTGCGGGACTGGTAGATCGTGCCAGCCGTGGTGACGAACTGCTGACGTTGAGCCGGGGCCAGCCGCTGACCGTTGAGGGCCTTGTTGTAGGCGTTGCGAACCTGATCGGGGAGGCCCGCGCTGTTCTGCGCCGTGGCGAACTCGCCCTCGCGGACCACCGATCCGGGGTCCAGCATCTTCATGTAGGCGAAGATCATGGACATGTCATTCGCGGCGGACGGCGGGGCGCTGGCAATGCTCGAAATGATGTCGTAGCTGGCCGCCACGTCATTGAACGCCTTCACGTCGGCATTCTGTTCGAACTCCTTGCGTAGCGTCACCCGGTCACGCGGCGTGGCGCCGCCCGGCCCCAGCACGTCCGGCTTTCCGTCCGCACCAATCCACACCGGGCTTTGACCTTCGATGCCGAGCGCGGCGCGCTCCTGCGGCGTAGCCATGCGACCAGCGGGCTTGGGAGCGCCTTGAGCCACCACCTGCGGCCCCTTGCCGCCGAACGCCCAATGCCAGTGATCGCCCTCATTGATCAGCTCGGTAACGGGCAGGCCTGACGACTGGAGTTGAGCGCGGAACTGTTCGAACGACACACCGGCCGGAGGCACGATATCGACTGCCTCACCTCGCAGATGGTAGGAGTTAGGAACGCCGCCCACGGCTGCATTGCGCTCTGGCGTCCGCGCGCCGGACGTGATCCGGGCGCCGGGGATGATCTGCTGAACCGCCGCGCTGGCCGTCTGCACATCGAGGCCCACGGAGGGCTGACCACGCGGAACCGCCAACAGCGTCTCACCCGGCGAAATGCTCTGATAGGCGGGCGAGGGTTCGACCGAACGCACCGGCTGACCGTTGGTGAGGTCGACCACATCGTAGCCGCCGTTTCCACGGTTGACGATCTGAAGCTTCTGCGCCTCCTGCCCCAGCAAGGCCCCGAACGCATCGAGCGACTGGTCAGACAGGTCCGATTGCATGACCGCCTGAAGCGTCTGCTGATCGAACCCCGGCATTTGGCTGAGAACCGGCAGAATCTGGGTTTGCAGCAGTTGGGCCCGCTGTGTTTGCAGTTGTTGAGCCTGCTGCTCCGGCGGAAGGCGGGGGTCAGGGGGGAGGCGGCGAAGGGCTTGCGTCGCGCGACCAAGCACCGTCAGACGCTCAAGAGCGGCCTTCTTCTCCGCCTCCGCCTGAGCCGTTCGCTGGGCTGCCTGACGGTCCTGCATACCCTGCAGCATCTGGCCGACCTGCTGGCCCTCCTGAAGCATCCCACGGCCATACAGGGCCGTTTGAGCGCCCTGATAGTCGCCGCCGGCCAGCGCGTTACCCGCCTGACGACGCGTGCGGTCCTGCGCCTGCCCTTCGAGAAGCGAATACGCATCGCGATAGGCGGCCAGAGGGTTGACCAGATCAGGCATTGTTGATCACCCGTAGGGATTGAACGAGCCCCAGCCCGCCGGGATGGCGGCGCTGAGACCGGGCTGCGAGGTCGGCATATAGTTCTGGATGCCCCAGCCGATGGCTCCCGCCACCTGTCCAACACCCTGAGCGGCGGCGTTGCCCTGGTAGTAGCTGGATTGCATCTGGTTCTGAGCGTTGTTCATCAAGGCGTTCTGCGAGTTGTTCGCGTAGTTGCTGCCCGATTGAGCGTTGGCGTTGTTCGCCGCCTGCCCCACGTTCGCCAGACCCGCCTGACGGTTCCACCAGTTGCCGAACTCGGCCGAGGCGGTGTTCTGGGCGTAGTCGTTCAGCCCCCGAAGCGCCGAGCCGCTGTTCAGCAGGCCGCTCACGGCCCGGTTTTGGGTCACGCCCTGAAGGCCCTGATTGAGGCGGAACTGATAGTCGGGCGAGGCGGAGAAGTTCTTGTTCGGGTCGGCCAGCTGCCCCAGCGCATTGACGCCAGCATCCCGCCACGGGGCCTGATCGGCCCTGTTCTGGTTGTAGATGTCACGCTGAAGCTGAAGGCTGGCGTCCGTTGCCTTCTTCGACTGATTGGCCGCGTTCTTGGCGGCGTCAGCCTGCTTGTTCGCGCCGTAGATGGCGGCCCCACCCGCGACGATGGCGGGAATAGCAGCGACAATCGGCATTAGTGCATCCTCCGGCGGGCGGGAGACGTTTCCCAATCAACCCGCGTCAAAACCCATGTCCGAACCGACCCGATATCGGTTTCGGCAAATTCCCCGGCCGGTCGCCAGCCAAACGAAAGCGGCGGCGCGGCCCAGCCATCAACCTCGAATGTCGTGATGACCTGAGCCCCGCGAACGAACATCGCCGCGAACGCTTCCTTGGCTGACGAAGCAACCTCGCGGCCCCATCCTTCCGGGCGGAACATCGTGTGAAGTTCAAACACCCGGCCGAGCCCGTCGAGCTGGCAGAACAGAAACCCGCCGTTCTCGCTGGCGAGCGGAACCACCCGTTCATGAGCGACCAGATCGGCCATATCGAGGGGAAGGCCCATCTTGATATGAGCGACCTGCGGATGGTCGACGATGGCCTGCCAGAACCCGGCCGACCGCTCTTCACGGATCACGGCTCAAGCACCACAATGCGCTCCTCGTGGTCCTTCAGAAGCGCCTCGATCTGCTCGAACCACGTCCGCCAAACCCGCGTCATCTGGCCCCGGTCGTCGAGCATCGGCTCAGACCACGGGGGAAGCTTGGGATTTACCGCCATTCGTTCACCGCCAGCCCGTAAGGCACAAACAGCACGTCAGAAGCGCAGCGGAACTCCAGAACCCGCCCCGGAGGCTGCATTAAACCAAGCTGGAACCAGATCGCCTTGGGATGCTCGCCATGGGCGCCGAGGCTGACCTGATCCCAATCCGACCAATCCGCATCGTCACTGTCGGTGTAGCGAAGCTCGACCTGGGGGTCCGTCCCCAAGGCCCCCTCCCCTCGCGCGCAATAGAGTTGCAGCGCCTTGAGAGGAAGCGGGACCGTGGTCGGCAGATAGGCGCTGAACGTGCAGACCACCGGGTCATCCCCATCGGTGTTCACCGCCGGGTCAATCGTCCAGAGCCGGCCATCGCTCACGTCGCCATAGACACTGCCATCGGCGCACTGGATACGGAACGTCTCGCGGCCATAAGAGGCCCATTCCGACCACGTTTTCTGCCGCACATCGAAGGCGACGGTCGTTACCCCCGGAATGTTGAGCACATAGAAGCTGCGGCCCTCGCTGGGGACCTCGATAGCCGTGGCCGTCGAGATATCCGCGCACTGCGCGAGCAGCGCGTCGATAGCGGGCGTGGATATCACTTCGGCAACAGACGAGGTGCGGTAGACCTTCAGGTCTGTGCGGTCAGACCTCTGAGCCGTTCCCACCCAGAAGATGCCGTTATCCATCCGCACGGCGCTGTTCTGGGCTGCCGAGCCCACGTCATAGCGGCGACCGTTGTAGCGCTGGAACGGGGCGGCGATGTCGCTGGTCGGCCCCCACCATTCGGTAGTAGATTCCCCGAAGAACAGCACGTCATCGCCGATGGTCTCAACCGACACGATGGCGTCAGGGCTGCTTTCCGCCGTGGCGAAGTTCAGGTCCCCGATGGTCTCCGCGTCGCCGATGTCGGCATAGCGATACTTTCCCGAGCCCGACATCGAGTAGATAAACCGGCCCGCCGAAAATCCCACATCCGACACAAGGTCGTCGTCGGGCATGGCGATCACCGAAACCGATGACGTTCCGACCAGATAGGCGACGCCATCGGCGACGCAGACAAGTTGCGTATCTGACTGAGCGTGACGAACGCGGAAGAGGCCCGGCAGGATGCCGATCTGCACGCCGTCCCGAAACACCCGCGTTCCGGAAATGACGTAGCGGCTGCCCGCGTGCGTCACAATCGCCCGGATCGGCCCAATTCCCAGCGTGGAGCTGTAGACCAGCCCCGGCCGCCTGCGCCTGCAAGACGGCGTTGGGCCCTCCGGCGTAACCTCAGTGTAGAGGTTGACCTGACGGGACGCGGGAAGCCCGGCCCGTGCATAGGCCTGCGATGAAAGCGGGATCAGGGGCATTGGCCTAGATGGTCTGCCACTGGCGGTTTGACGAAAGGCGGGTCAGCGTCAGGTCGGTCGCCTGCTCCTGCCGCTTGCCGAACCGGGCCCTGAATTTCGTTTCCGCCCGCAGCGCCAAACCCGCCGTAATCGGGGAAATCTGCGTCCCGTAGTAGGGCGCCAGATGCGTTGCGAGCATAGCGGAAATGTCCGTCAGGCAGTCGTCGCCCAGCGGCATTTCGCTATCGAGCGTCAGCCCGTCGACGCGGGTCCATTGGGCGATGTCCGAGCGGTAGTAGAACGTAGCCTGGCTGTCGGAATAGACATCGGAGATATGCACCCGAGCCCCGTTCTTCGGGGCCCGGTCGCTGTAGCCGGTGCAGATCAGCTCAATCTGGTTGCAGTTCCAGAGCTGGCGAACGGCGCTGCTGACCGACTCCGGGACAGAGATCGTCACCGCAGAGTCGGTGTTGACCCGGATGCGCTCGTTTTCCCCGGCGGTATAGTTGGCCGTGATCTCGACATCGATCCACCAGCGCGAGCCGGGAAGGTCAAGCAAGATGCCCTGAAGCACCCTCAAGGCCTGCGCGGCCTGCGACGCCTTGGCGGCCCTGTTCAGGTCCTGAACGCCAAGCCGCTCCAGCGCGTCAGTGATGATGTCGCGGCAAGTCGTGGTCACGTCACGCAGCCTTTTCGCTGTATTCTCGGGCGAAGCTGTCAGGCACGAAGCCCAGAACCTCGCGCTCCGGGCACTTGATCAGCGCCTCCAGCAGGCCGCCGCTGCGGCTCTTGCAGTAGACCGCCGTTTCCCGGCAGAGCGCGGCCAGATCGTCGGCCTGCATCAAAAATTCCGGCTTGGTCAGGTATCGTTCGCCGTCGCACAGGACGATGATCATTCCATCCGGCAGGTCGCGCCCGTAGGCATAGGCGTTGGTATTGAACGAGGAGTCGCACCCGAACAGCGTCACCGACCGATGGCCCATCCAGACCGCCAGACAGGGCGCTGCGGTCGCCGTCGTCGGGCCACAATGCACCGCGTCCTGCGCCAGCTCGTAGGTTTGAATATCCGCCCCGGCAATCGAGGCCAGCAGTTCGGGGCTGCTGTGCAGGGCGACCAACGCCCGCTCACCGGGCCCCATTTTCAACCACGGCTGGAACTTGGGGTCGGCCGTAAAGAACGTGGCCTCGACGCCTTGGCGACGCAGCCACATGTAGGTTTCGTTGATGGCCCAGACCGGGCCGTTCCACGCCCTAAGCTCGTCAAGGTGGTCGATGACGGATGGACCGCCACCGACCACCGCGACGTGACCGGCACGCTGCACGCTGGGAAGTCCCAACGACCGCGTGTGCGCCGTGTATCGCGCACAGTCCTCCGGTGAGACCGAGGGGACAGCCGTAAACTCCATCGCTAGACGCCGATGCCGGCGGCGATCAGGGCCGCACGCATCGAGGTAACGAGGCTGAGAACAGCGTTCATCTTCGCCGAGGTGGAGAAGCCGAACGTAGCGCCGGTCGTCTTGATCGGAGTGGTCGTCGCCAGCGCGGCGGAGAGGGTCGTGCGGTTGGCCGACTGAAGCAGGGTCGCGCCGGAACCGTTGTCAAAGACACGGGACATGTTGAGTTTCCTTGTCGAAATGGGTAGGGCCGAGCCCGCGAAGGACCCGGCCCCTGTTCAGGTTCAGGCGGTGCCGCTGATGCGAGTGCCCTTGCGGGGGTCGACCATCTTCACGCCATACAGGATGTCGAACCTGTGCATGTGCGTGTCGTTGGTCGAGTCCGACGAGCGCCAGTAGCGGACGGTCAGGCCGGTTTCGGGGTCGGTCGAGTAGTCCGCCTCACCCGTGAACGGCATGATCAGCTTGGCCGAGACCAGCGCGATGGCTTCCTTGCGGAAGATCGTGCCGAAGCTGTAGGTGGTCGCGTCCGTGTCGGATTCGGTGTCCGACCCCATCCACTGCACCGCCGCATTGTCCGCCGGGGCCGCCGAGACGGTCTGGAACGGCCCCGAAGTGATGATCGGCGGGCTGATCGTCAGGCTGAGGTTCTGGTTGTCAGCCGTGCCGGTCGCAACCGAGGTTCCCCCGGTAATGACCGTGAACTGCTGGAGGTAGGACATCGCGGTCTTGGATCGGGGATTGATCGCATACACGTCGGCGATGGTGAACACCTCGCCCGCCGTGACCGTCTTGCCGTTGCCGACGTTGTCGATGGTCAGGGTTTGCGTCCAGTCGCCGTCCTTCACCGAGGCGTAGGTGACGTTCTGGTTGGCGCCATCGACAAGGGCGTTTCCGTCCCGCGTGCCGGTCGTGACCGAGGCGGCGTTCTGGGTCGAATACCAGTCGATGTTGCCGAGACGCGGCAGGCGGGCTTGCGTCAGGGCGTCCGAGGCGATGCGGTCCTGAGCGGCCAGCGCGGTCAGGGAGCCTTGCAGCGCCCACGCGTCGGCCGGGTTCAGAAGGCCGACCCGGCCGTCCATCGGAACGCCCATCTCATCAAGGCGCTGCGGACCCTTCGACAGGTCCGCGTAGCTGTTGATGGTCTGGCCCGGTGTGCCCACCCAATTGTAGAACTTCTTGGTCAGGGCGTGCAGGTCGCTGTCCACCTGTTGCGCGAGTTGCGCGGCGGCGGCGTTCATGACGCGCGACTTGAGCAGAGCGTCGACCGTCAGGGTTTCTTCGACCGAGGTGAACTCGACATCGACGCCTTTCTGCTTGTCGATGGTCACGGCGATTTCGCCCTCGACCACGTCTTGCACGCTGGCGACGGCGCCGTCACGAACGGTGAACTCGGGCACGCGCTTGGCGTAGACGGTGTTGCCGACTTTCTTGAAGTCGTTCTTGAACTCGGTCGTCACCAGCTTGGGGAGGACGACGTTGTTCTTCAGGAGGGCCAAAAAGGTGTTGGAATACACCTTCGGCGAGAGAAGGGCGTTAGGCATGACAAAAGTTCCATCTAAGGGAGGGGCGGCGTCTCTCGACGCTGCGTGGGGTTACGCCCGGTATTGCTTCTCGAACGCGGCGAAGTCGGCGGTATCCGGGGCGACCTGGAACCGTCCGCCATTGCCACGCGCCGTAGGAGCAGGCGGGGGCGCGTTGGTGTTCGTCCTGAGCGGGGCCGTTTCCAGCTTCCGCTCGATCTTTGCCAGTTCGTAGGCCTGCTGGGGCGGCGTCAGAGCCGACAGGCGGGCGAACTCGCGAGGGTTGGAGCCGAGGTAGTCGGCCAGCTTGGGGCCGTTCTCACTCGTCAGGAGGATTTCCTGCACCGCTTCGGGCAGGGCCGGCGCGCGACGAAGCGCGGTTAGTCCTTCGGGCTCACCATCCGGGAACATTTCCGACACGCGCTGTTCGAACCCCCGAACCTGACCGGCAAGCGTCGTCTGCCGCTCACGCACCGACATGGTGCGGGACACGGCCTGTTCGGCCTTCCAGTCCGTCAGGTCTTCGATATACGCAGGGTCGTAGGCGCCCTCAGGATAGCTGCTCGGGTCCGGCCTGCCGTCATTGGGCTGCGCCGCCGGGGGCGTGGGTTGCGGAGCGGCCCGCATGGCCTGCTCGCGCCAGTATTCCGCATCGCGTTCAGCCGTCCGCCTCGCAGCGGTCAGCTCGTCAATGCGCTCCTTGGCCGTCTTCTTCGGCTTGGGGGCCTCGTCCACGACTTCCGGCTCATCGCCTTCCGTGGTTTCGACTTCGGCTTCCGCGCCTTCGGTTTCGGCAAGGGGGGAGTCCTCGACGGGCTCGATGGCCTCGCCGTTCGGTTCAGTGGTCATGTGCGCCTGAGCGTCGGGTTTAGATGCCCGTCATCCCCGTGGCGGGTTGTTCAGGGAATGGGGCTCCCTGCCCGAATTGCTGCGGCTCGCCATTGGGCGGCGGCATCATCTGGTCCTGCGGCTGGGCCATGTCCTGCCCCATCGGCTGGGGCTGCTGCATGTCCTGCGGCGGAGGCGTCGGCGACGTAAGCTCCGGAGGCGGCACAAGCCCGGCCTGAACCGATGCGGCATAGGCGTCCGCCTTGGCCTTGTCGGCGTCAAACTCCGCCTTCATGGCCTGCGCGTGCCTGGTCCTGATCTCCAGCTCGGCCATCATCTGCTGCATCTGCGCCTGCATGGCGGCGGCAGGGTCGGGCTGCTTGGGCTGCTGTCCCTCCTCGCCTTCCAGAATCTGCGGCGGGATGGTCTTCTTGAGCCGTTCGGCGATGGTGTCCGCCATCGGCCAGTCCATAGCCTTCGCGATCAGGTCCGACGCCACGCCAGCGGCCTGCGGGATGGCCTGCACAAACTGCATGAGGCTTTCAGCGGCTTCCTGACGACGCGTCGAGTAGGACGGGCCTGTCTCAACCACCACGTCATAGCGGCCCTGATTGATGTCCAGGTTCTGCGGGTGCGACGGATCGTTGATCCGCTTCACTTCCGTCGAGTCATCCTCCCCGACGATGCGGATGGTTCGGGCCGTGTCGTAGACGGTCGGGATCAGGTCGTTGATCACTCGCCCGGCCTCGGCAATCGCGGCCTTGAGGTTGTCGTGATAGACGTAGGTGGCGACATCCCCTTCCTTCTGACGCGCCAGAATGGCCCGCCCGGAGGTTTCGTTGCTCTTCATCCCAAGGCTTGCGTCGTGCAGGCCCGTAACGTCCTTCATGTCCTGCGCGTTGAGCGCCGCTTCCTGAAGCAGGGAGGCGGGAATAGGGGGCGGGTTGGTGTAGACCGGAGCCGGGCCGTTGCCGCCATAGATCAGCAGCGGGTCGGACGACATCGCAGCGTTGCGGAAATCGTCCTCGCGCTCTTCGACCAATGAGCTTTCGTGCGCCAGCCATTTGCCCTTGGGGGCCTGCGCCAGCGTTTGAGCGGCGACCGAGCGCCAGTAGTTCTTGAGCCGTTGCGGGTCCTTGGCCCAACGCACGAGGCCGAAGCGAACCCGCTTTTCCCCTACATTGAACTCCCAGCCCTGAACCCGCATGATCGGGACGCGATCAATCGGCCACTCAAACGGGCCTTCAAGGATGTTCTGGCCGGTGATCAGATACATGCAGGCGTATTTGCGCGACGACTTGCGGGTATCGACCGGGATTTCCCCCTCGGGGACCTTCTCCGCCGGGATGACCGAACCGTCCTGCATGAGCGCAATGGTCATCGGCTTGTCGACGACGCGCCAGTATTCCGAAATCCGAACCGTATCGGTCGTGACCCAGCCGGCCACGGTCTGCGTTACCGCCAGATCGGACGACTGCATGTCCGGATAGCGGGCCTCGAACTCCTTGCGGTCAATCTGGTCGCTGACAAAACACCAGCGCGCATCGCGGCCCGTAGGCTCGACCGACATAGGGTCCCAGACCACCGCGAACGGGTTGGGAATCCGGCCGATCTCGATATCCCGCTCGAACGCCATGTCAGAGGCGAACTTGAGCGACACGCGGAAATTGCCGATGCCGCACGTGACCTGCGACTGCCCGGCGGAGACATAGACGCCCTGCGCGTTGCAATCCCGCTCAACAGCCCGGATCAGGCCTTCACGGACCTCCGCAAGCTCCTTGTCGGACTCCTCGGCCGGGCGCACCTTGATCGAGGGGCGATTGATCCGGATGTCGCCAACCACCTGCGCGATGAACTGCGGCAGGGTGTTGATCGTCAGGCAGGGAAGGCCGCTCCTCGATGCCAGCGCGTCCTCATCCCACTGTTCCCCGGCGGCGAACTTGGCGTCTTCCTCGCCAGCCTCGCGGTTCTCACGGTCGAACGTCTCGCCCTGACCAAAACGTTCCACCGCTTCCGCGATGAACTCCGCCTCGTCCTTGTAGCCCTCGGGAACCTTGGGAACCTTGGGCGCTTTTCTGTCGGTCATGCGCCTAGCCAACTCCCCGCCCTCGCCTTGGGCCTGTCTCGTTCACGCTTCACTCTGGGCTCTTCGTAGGCGACGCAGCCAAGGCCGAACGCATCCGCGCCGTGCGACGCCCAATCGTGTTTTGGGCCAAGCCCAACGCCGGTCTTTTCGTGTTTTTGTTCGTGGTAAGCCCCAAGGGCCTCGATCCCGCCTTGGCAGGTCTCTTCGTTGAACCACATCGAGGGGAACAGTCGCCGACCAGCCTCAACCCGCGCCGCCGCCGCGCCCTTGCCTTGGTTCGGAACGATGGTGACTGTGTAACCAGCGGAGCGAAGGGCGCTCTCGTAGGACACGTCATAAACTTTGTCGTTGCTGGCCCCGTCGTGCGGGAGCCAGATTTGCGCGCGATCCGGCGTGTAGCCTCGCGAACGCAGCCAGTTGATGTGGGTGGCGAGCGGCTGGCCCCGCGCCTCGTAGTAGTCCAGCCACCTGATCTCGCGGCTAATGAACTGCGCCGCCCATATGGTCAGGCTGTCCGCCCTTGCTCCCGTGCCGCCAATGTCGAAGAACAGGCGGATGGTCATCAAGGGATCGGCAGCGACCTTACCGATGCGATCCTCTTTTCGCGCCGCCGTCAGGTCGGCCGCGTAGTAAGCGCCTTCCGTCACCTTCGTATAATCGCCTTCCCAAATGTGGTCATACAGGTCCGGTCGGTCGCGCTGGTCATCCCTGCGCTCTTGCTCAAGCTCTGCCGGAAACCACGGATTGTCAGACCAGTTGGCCCGAACCACGACCGTTCCCGTGGGGGCGCCGGGACCGGTCAAGAGCATGTCAACCGGGTCAGTCTTTCGTGTCCGGTTCCACGAAAACCACAACTCTGAGCCCGGAGCCCGAATGGTCGGGCGAAGCAAGGTCAGGCTGCGCTGACTAAGGGCCTGCGCTTCCTCGACCCATGCCCGGCGAAACCCCTCCAGAGACTTAACCGACTCCGCCGTGTGGTCCTGCATCCCCTGGAATGCGATAAGGCCATCACCGGGCGTTTCGATAACGTCGTTGAAGACCTTGAACCCGTCCGCCTCGCCTAGCCCAAACTGCATCAGCTTGGCTTCGAGAAGACGCTTGGCAGACTGCGCGAGGGATTTCTGAACCTCACGAACGCAGACCGATAGCTCGCCGCGCTCATAAAGGTGCGCCTCAACCATGGCGCCGCCGAAGAAGTGCGACTTGCCCGATCCTCGCCCGCCGTGGCTGCCCTTGTATCGCGCCGGTTCCAGAAGCGGCGTGAATACCCTAGCGGTCGGGATTTGCAGGGTTCGGGTCAACGATCACGCGTTCAATGCGCTGCACGGGAATAGCAGAGCCGCCGGGACCGCTCAGCTCCGTTGCCTTCACGTCTCGCCACTCTTGCGGCTTGCGGTTCTTGAGCCAGAAGATCGCCGCCGTCGTGTCCGGCGCGTGATGCTCAACGAACGGGACCTGAGTGACCTCCCCGGCCGCGTTGACGGCGATCTTCACCGCGTCGTGGCTGTATCCCAGAGCCCTGCGATAGAGCGATTGCTCCACTCTCGCGTCAGCAGTTTCCTTGCCAACTTTTAGGGCCTCGCAAAATTCCGGGTGCTCGTGCTTCCATCGGTAGACGGTCGCCTCGTTCACATCCAGAAACTCGGCAACCTCGCGGTCTGTCGCCCCCAGCTTTGCAAGCTTCTCGGCAACACCAACAAAGGCGTCGTCATACTTCGTTGGCCTGCCGGCTGGCATGTCGGCCTCATGGGTTGATGTGGCGCCCTTGGGCGGGGGTATCGTCTCGTCAGTCAGCCATTGCCGCAGCGCAGAACATGAAGACGGAAGACAGGGGTTAACACCAAATGAGCCGGTGTCTTTTGGCTCTGTCGATGTGGGCGGCGAGGGCCGCCGCGATGTTGTGTTCGGCGCCGGTCGGACTCGTGGCCGATGCCTGAACGCCATATCGGTCCCAATCTGGACGGGTGGTGTAGAAGACGCCGCCTCTGTCGAGGATGCGGAACCCAGCTCGGTATGCGTCTGGGCTCATGGCGATCTCGGCGCTTTCGAGCATCGCTTCCTCATGGGTTCGCGGCGCGGTCCATCCGGTCAGAGGCGCGTTGCGTGTTGAGGCCGTGTCCGGCCGCGAATTGGGAACGGTTGCTCCGGGCGCCTACTGGTCGCCGGGCAGGTGTGGGCGCTAACGCCCCGTCACCACTGCTGCAGCTCGATCTGGTCTTTCATCGTCATGCGGGGGACGAGGTGGCGGTAGATGATCCGGAGAATGCGAGCCCATCGGGGGAAGCTGCGGAGGTGGAACATCTTGCCTTCCCGGTCGCTATCGTCTTTGCAGGATACTCCAGTTTCCGTCCCCGTCAATTGCAACGTCTGGTTTCCCGTGCGCGGGTCGCGCTGCGAATTTGGGAATAGGCGTAGCACTCGCCGTCGCTAGGCCCTTTGGGGCTAGGCGAGGCTTTGGGGGCCGCTCCGCTGGAGCCGATTATACGATGGGCGCGTTTGCCCGACCCCGATCACCGGATATAGTGCCATTGTTCGCGGGAAACGCAACGGGTAGTTTCATGCGGCTTCCGCCTCGGCCTCCGGGGCGATCACGCGCATGTCGGCGAACTCCATCTTGACCGTGAAGGTGTGGCCGAACAGGGACAACAGCACCTCCGCACGCTTGTCTCCGCACGCCCGAACGATCTTGCCGATGTGGCCTTCCCATAGTCCGTTGGTCGCCTCGAACTGCTCGCCCGCCTCCAGCGGCTTGCCGAACCGCTTGGCCCGCTTGATTTCCTTGCGGGTCTTGTCGAACCTTCCCTTCGCCTCCTCGCTCATGATCTTGTCGACGAACTTGGGCGGGACAGCAGCGGGCCTGTCGCCCTCGCGGACGATGTAGAGCACTTCCGGAAGGTGCGCGGCCTCGGCGAGCTGTTCATCTGTCAGGTCGGCGAACACATAGCCGGGGAGCAGGGGCTTGACGGCAGGCTGCCTGCGAACCCCAACGCCGCGCCAGACGGTCTCCTTGGGGACATAGGCCCTCATTCCCCGCTCGGAGAGGCTGGCGTGGTATCGGTTCTCCGACAGTGGGCGGACGTAGAACAGCCTCCAGGTCATTGATCGGCCTCTTGGTTGTTGAGCAGGCATCGGCGACGAATGTTTGTGTGGACCGTCCGCTTGGCTGTTCCCAAGTGCCACCCGTTGCACGCCTCGCAGCGATACGTTGTCCGCCTGCAAGAGACGCGGCGTTCTCTCGCGACCTTTGCGGCTAAAAGGGCACTCTCGAACCGCATCTTCCCGTATGGGCACTCGCTCATTCAGATTCCCCGATCACGACGCCATGCGAGCGCAGATGCTCGATCCATTCGGTTAGCTGTTCGTCAGTCGGCCATGTTCCGAACTTTATCCGGAGGGACTGGCGGAGTTTGTAGAGGGTGGAGGGGGTCATGCTCAGAACGGGATCTGGTCGTCGAGGTCCGACGCATGGCCGCTGGTGGGCTCCTCACGGGCGCTGGTTTCAGGACCCGTCTTGCGCTCCTCAAGGTCGTAGAAGCTGACGAAGCCGTTCCAGCCTTGGCCGACAGGGACGCTGTCCAGCTTCAGGCTGAAGTTGCCGTCGTCGTATTTGAACAGCGTCCCGATGGTCGTGTAGCGCTTCTTCTCGGCGCCCTGACGGTCGGTGTAGGAGCCGGTAACGGCTACGGCTCGTTTGTGGGGGGTCATCTTCGACATTTCAGGCTGCTCGCATCTGTCGG